AGGGCGCACGGGGACTGTTTCGCAAACAGGGGCGGCGTCTGCACCTGCTTAAAGGACAATGATTTTGGCGGGAGGGACTGCCCGTTTTATAAGCCTGCGGACACGGTCCGGAAAGAAAACCACAGGCAGGATGGAGGTAAGTTTCATGGGAATCAGTAAATTCAACAGCGAGGGATACAGCGACCCGACCAGCCATACGGCGCTGTCGGGGATCAGGAGGGAAGAAAGGGCGGCGAGGCGGGCATACCGGCCGCTGGTCTATATATGCTCCCCGTTTGCCGGGGACACGGAAGGCAATACGCAGAAGGCGAGGCGGTACAGCCGGTTTGCGGTGAAGAACGGCGCGATCCCATTTGCCCCGCACCTGCTCTTTCCGCAGTTCCTGGATGACGGGAAGCCTGCGGAGCGGGCAATTGGGATGTTCATGGGGATGGTGTTGCTCGGCAAATGTGAGCAGTTGTGGGTGTTCGGCAGTACCATATCCACAGGGATGGCGGCGGAGATTGAGAAGGCGGAAAAGCGGGATATGGTAATCCGTTACTTTACAGAAAACTGCGAGGAGGTCTGCAAATTATGAGGATGACATTTTACACGGCGAACTGCAGGGGGAACGCAAAGAACAGCTTATATCCCAACAGGCGCGTCATTGACAATGAGGATGACTGCATGGAGGTGGTGGCGTTCGACCATGTGTGCGCAGAGTTTAAAAACTGCCGCAGGAGTGGGGATAACTTCCTCTCCTGCGATGTCGACGTGATGGACTGCGACAACAGCCATTCCGATAATCCGGCGGACTGGATTCATCCGGGGGATTTGGAAGAAAAAATAGGGAAGGATGTGGCGTTTGCTGTGGTGCCGAGCCGGAATAACATGAAGCCGAAGGAGGGGAAGTCCGCAAGGCCGAGGTTCCATGCATACTTTCCGCATGATCCAATCCATGACGGGGAGGCGTGCGCCGCTCTGAAGAAAGCCATACAGCAGAAGTTCCCGTTCTTCGATGCCAAGGCTCTGGATTCCGCACGGTTCATCTTCGGGCATCCGGCGGATTCCATCCTGTGGCACGAGGGCGAGATCACCATTGACTGCATCGTGAAGCCCCAGGGCGGCAGGGAGATACCGCAGGGGCAGAGGAATGCCACCATGTCTCATTTTGCGGGGCGCGTGGTGAAGAGGTACGGCGCGACGGAACGGGCGCATGAGATTTTCATGGAGGAGGCGGCGAAGTGCAATCCGCCTCTTGAGGATGCGGAGCTTGCCATGATCTGGCAGAGCGCCTGCCGCTTTGCGGAAAAGATCCAGGGGCAGGAGGGCTATGTGGCGCCGGATGCCTATAATGACGAGTTCGGTCGGGAATCGTTGAAGCCGGGGGACTATTCCGACATCGGGCAGGCGAAGGTTCTGACGAGGGAGTACGGCGTGGAGCTTCGGTACACGGCGGCCACGGACTACCTTCGTTTCTGCGGGCAGTATTGGGTGGAGTCCAAGCAGCAGGCAGTGGGCGCGGCGGAGGAATTCCTCGACCTGCAGCTTGCGGATGCGAAGGATGAAATCACACGGGCGAAACAGGCGCTCATGGACACGGGCATTTCGGAGGATGCCATCACCTCCGGCGGAAAGTCGCTGGAGAAGAAGATAAGCGGCGGGCAGATGGACGCCTACCTTGCGTATCTGTCCGCCCAGGCGTATAAGGCGTTCGTGATGAAGCGGCGTGACATGAAGTATGTGGTATCCGCCCTGCAGGCGGCGAAGCCGATGCTGGAGATCAGCGTGTCCGACCTGGATAAAGACGGTTTCCTGCTGAACACGCCGGACGGCACCTATTACCTCCCGGACGGGCTGGCGGGGAAGCGCGACCACAGCCCGGAGGACTATATCACGAAAATAACGGCGGCAGCTCCCGGCGATAAAGGGGAGAAGCTGTGGCTGGATTCCCTGAATACTATTTTCTGCGGTGATGCGGAATTGATTGACTATGTACAGCAGATTGTGGGCATGGCTGCGGTGGGGCGCGTCTACATGGAATCGCTGGTCATTGCCTACGGGGAGGGAAGGAACGGCAAATCCACATTCTGGAACACCATAGCCCGTGTGCTTGGCACCTACAGCGGGAATATGTCCGCTGATACGCTGACCGTGGGCTGCAAGCGGAACGTGAAGCCGGAGCTTGCCGAGGCGAAGGGGAAGCGGCTCATCATTGCCGCCGAGCTGGAGGAGGGGATGCGCCTGAACACATCCGTGGTGAAACAGATGTGTTCCACGGATGAGATTTTTGCGGAGAAGAAATATAAAGACCCGTTTTCCTTTACGCCAAGCCATACCCTCGTGCTTTACACCAACCACCTGCCGAGGGTGGGCGCGAATGACCCTGGGACGTGGCGGCGCCTGATCGTAATCCCGTTCCATGCCAGGATAGAGGGCGCCGGGGATGTGAAGAACTATGCCGATTTCCTCGTTTCGGCGGCAGCACCGGCTGTCATGGCGTGGATTATTGAGGGTGCGCAAAAGGCGATCAGCCGGAACTTCCATATCCCCTGCCCTGCCTGTGTGGAAGAGGCCATCAAATCATACCGGGAGGACAACGACTGGCTTGGGCATTTCCTGGGCGAATGCTGTGAGGCCGGCAAGACCTGCCGGGAGAAGTCCGGCGCTTTATACCAGGAATACCGCAGCTACTGTATGCGGACGGGCGAGTATGCGAGAGGCACTGCGGATTTTTACAATGCGCTGGAATCTGCAGGATTTATGCGCCAGAAGACGAAGACGGGAAATTTTATCCGGGGGCTCCGGATAAGGGATGATTTCACGGAATGACGGGCGCATTTTCCCGTAAGGGTGGAGGTCGGTGGAGGTCTTGGTATAAACCCCCTTTAGGGCAGTTTTTTCAGCAAAAAACCACTTATAGAGGACTTTTAGGTACAGGTTCCACCGACCTCCACCCGAAAGCCCGGAATGCTTGAAAAATAAGGGATTGGAGGCATCTGCATGAGAGAGAAGACCATAGAGCAGAAATTCAGGGCGGCAGTTAAGGCCGCAGGTGGTCTGGCACTAAAGTTCGCATCGCCCGGTTTTGATGGGGTGCCTGACAGAATCGTACTTCTGCATGGCGGGAAAATCGGTTTTGTGGAAGTCAAGGCTCCGGGGGAGAAACCACGCCCCCTGCAGCTTTCCCGGCACAGGCTGTTACGGCGGCTTGGATTTAAAGTGTATGTGCTGGATGACGAATCGCAGATCGGAGGGATGATTGATGAGATACGAGCCACATGAATACCAGAGATACGCAGCGGAATATATCAAGGCGCATCCGGCAGCGGCAGTATTCCTCGCCTGCGGGCTTGGCAAGACGAGCATCACGCTGACGGCTGTCAACGACTTAATGTTTGACAGCTTTGAAATACACAGGGCGCTTGTTGTGGCACCTATCAGGGTAGTTTCCTTCAGTTGGCCGGCAGAGATTGAAAAGTGGGACCACCTTGCGGGGCTTAAGTACAGCGTGGCGGTCGGCACGGCGGCGGAAAGGCTGGCGGCGTTAAAGAAGCCGGCGGACATCTACCTCATCAACCGTGAGAACGTGCAGTGGCTGATCACGGAGAGCGGCATACCGTTTGACTTCGACATGGTGGTGGTCGATGAGCTGTCCTCCTTCAAGAACCACCAGACGAAGCGGTTCAAGGCGCTGATGAAAGTCCGGCCGAAGGTGAAGCGCATCGTGGGGCTGACCGGGACGCCTTCCAGCAACGGCCTGATGGACCTGTGGGCGGAGTTCCGGCTGCTGGACATGGGGGAGCGGCTTGGCCGGTTCATCGGGCAGTACCGCACGTCCTACTTCCGGCCGGATAAGCAGAACGGGCAGGTGGTGTTCTCCTATAAGCCGCTGCCAGGTGCGGAGAAGCAGATTTACAGCAGGATATCGGATATCACCATTTCCATGAAGTCCACCGACCACCTGCGGATGCCGGAACTGGTGGATTCCAGGTACACGGTGTACCTTTCCGAAACGGAGCGGGAGAAATACGAGGAGCTGAAAAAAGACCTCGTCCTGCAGCTACCGGACGGCGAGGTCACAGCCGCCAACGCCGCGTCCCTTTCCGGGAAACTGTCGCAGATGGCGGACGGGGCAATATACACCGATTCGGGCGGAACCATTGCCATCCATGAGCGGAAGCTGGACGCACTGGAGGACATCATCGAGGCGGCATACGGCAGGCCGGTGCTTGTGGCTTACTGGTTCCGGCATGACCTGGAACGGATCACGGAACGGCTCCAAGGACTGAAAATTCCGTATGCGAGGCTGGACACGGACGGCAGCATCCGGAAATGGAACGCCGGGGAAATCCCGGTGGCGCTGATCCATCCGGCATCCGCAGGACACGGCCTGAACCTCCAGGGCGGAGGGAACACGCTGGTATGGTTCGGGCTGACATGGAGCCTTGAGTTATACCAGCAGACGGTGGCGAGGCTGTGGCGGCAGGGGCAGGAATCGGAAACCGTGGTGGTGCAGCACATCATCGCGGAAGGCACCATAGATGAGCGGATCATGAAGGCGCTTTCCGAGAAGGACACCACGCAGGCCGCACTGATCGATGCAGTGAAGGCAGACTTGAAGATATAGGCGGAGATGCCGCCAGCCAATGCAAATCTGGGCCAATCAATGAAAATCAACGACAATCTTTGAAAATCCGTGGGAAATAAAATATTTTTGATTGGAGGCATGGCTTATGAGCATTATCTGGAAGTACCTTGACAAGCGGTCTGCGGTAGTGGACGCATTGAAGGATTATAACAGCATGAAGTTCATCATCGAACACACGGATGACGAGATCAGGGCGGCGTATGAAAAAATGGGCGGCGTCAGCAGCCCGCAGTCTGACGGGATGCCGTACACCCGCAATCCCCACGCCGTGGAGGACAGGATGGTAAAGGGCATCGAGGAGATTGATGTGCTGAAGGAACGGTACCGGCAGGCAATGGAATATATGGCGTGGTTCCTCCCGGCATGGGAGGAGCTTTCCGAAGATGAGCGGTATGTGCTGGAAACCTTTTATTCGGATTCGGAAAGCCAGACCAATGCCGTGTATGACATCTGCGACCGCTTCGGCATTGAGCGTTCCTCGGCGTACAACAAAAAGAACCGCGCCCTGGGGAAACTGGTGACGCTGCTGTACGGGAAAGCGTGACGCGGCCGGTGTGAGTAATATCGTGGATGATTTTCCTTATCGGGCGTGGTATGCTGATAGCGTGAAAAAATGTCAAGAGGGCCTTCGCAGGAGCAAAAGAATCCTGCGGGGGCTTTCTTTATGCCGTGAGGAGGTGAAGTGTATGCCAAGAAAACCGAAGAGGCCGTGTTCCTTCCCCGGCTGTCCGAAGCTGACAGAGGGACGGTTCTGTGAAGAACATGAAAAGCAGGAGAACCGCCGCTACGAGAAGTACGGCCGTGACCCGGCTGTACGCCGTAGGTACGGGCGGGCGTGGAAGCGTATCCGTGACCGCTACGCTACGAAGCACCCGTTCTGTGAGGAGTGTTATAAGAAAGGGCTGCTGCATCCGGTGGAGGAGGTACACCACAGGCTGCCGCTGGCAGAGGGCGGCACCCATGACGAGGCAAACCTTGTGTCGCTGTGCCAGTCCTGCCATGCGAGGATTCATGCGGAGCGCGGCGACCGATGGAATAAGCATTAAACCATTGTGTGCGGGTTTCATGTGGGGATTTCTGCCAGCCGGCAGGGGCGGGTGGAATCTCCACAAGGGACCCGCCGGGGAACGGGCGTGGGGTGTCACGCACAAAAACCGGAAATCAAACGGGGGATTGCCCGCCCGGAGATTTCCCTGAAATAAAGGCTTTCAAGGCGCTGCGGCGTTTGATTTCCGCAGCATTTTTTCAAAGAAAATCAAAGAAACGGGGTGGAAACGGTGGCAAAAGACGGCAGCGGGCGCGGCGGCGCAAGACCGGGGGCGGGGCGGAAGCCCAAGGCGCTCACGGAGAAGATCAGCGAGGGGAAAACAGCGGAAGTGCTGATGG